ACGAAAAGCAGCAATACTATCCAAAGCCACAGTATAGATATTATCAGCCGGACCACCGATAGGGTCAAATGTAAAAAAAGTTCTTTCTGGCATGGGGGAGAAGGGGAGAAGTTATTAGCCTCTCCCCTTACCTTTTTTTTACGTGATAACACTCACAAACCCATAATAGGTTTGTTCTGCGGGATTATAGAACATTACTGTGGGAGTATTTGGATTTGGCGCTACCGCCGCAGCAATATTCCCAGTAGTAACCATAGTGCCAGGAGTAGCGTCAGTGAATACTAACACTAACATATGCTGTCCTGACATTGGTGGTGTAATGTTCGCTACTTCCGTAGTCCCTGTTACAAAAGTCATCAGGGTTTGTGGAGCAATAGTAGCTGCCGCTGCAATAGTATTTGGCAACGGTTGCTGATTGCTCTGAGTTGTGCTAAAGTTCTGATGCAGCAAGTCAGACATTACGCTAATGCTCCCATGTAGAACGTATTGGTTAATTTACTGTAGACAGCTACAACTGCTACATTCTCCCCAACTGTTACAGCAGTTTCAATATTTCCCCCAGTGACAGTAGTAAAACTAGCGCCACTTCGGTTTACGATAATGTGTATTCCACTAAATCCTCCACCAAAAGAAGGAGAAATAGTAGAAAGCACAGTAGTCGATGTGGTATCAGTTACATGAAGTAAATCAGCTTTGGGATAAATCGTAGTCCCAAGAGCGATTGTTTCTTCACTAAGTTTCGTAGTTAAGCCAGGAAACATCCCTCCACCTCCTTAGTTTCCTAGTTAACTTAGCTAATTACAAGAGTCCACGTAGTTCCGCTCTTAGTAGCGGTAACTGTCGTAGCATCTGCAATATCCACGTAGATGGTTTGCTGCGTTCCAGACTGTGTAAATGCAATCAGGTTTTTAGCAACTTCAACCTGAAACATCGTCACATTACTGAAAACTACAGCAGCAATGGCATCTCCAGGACCAATGTCACCAGTGAGAGTTAAGGTAGCTGCCATGTTTAGTATCCCGCGGGAACTGCCAAGTTATCGATATAAGCAGTGGCAGCAGGATTCGCAACGAATGTCTGCATACCAACCACCATATAGAAGATGTCAGCAGTAGCAACGCCACCACTAGCACCACGAATCTCGAAGATATTCCTACCATCAGTTTTATAGAAACCAATGGGAAGAATTTCTGCACGGCCCCACACATCATTATTCACAAAATCGATGCGTGAAGTGTTCCAGTTAAACGAACACATAACTGGAGCACCAGCCATTTGCATCTTATCGAAATAGAGGTCTAATGAGCCTTCGCCCTTAGAATTCTTATCGATATGAATGTTGGAAATTAGCTGTCCAATTTCCTCATATGCCTGCTTCTGTGCAGGATGCTGCCATGCAGTAGGCTTGAAATCGTTATCAATACCTACTCGATTACCAATCTTATTGATTGCTAATCGTGGCAATGGAAGGGTGAGTGGGTCTGAGTCAGCATTAACACGATTGCTACGAATCTCAGGAGTAGCAGCACGTGAAAATCCTAACCAAGTTCCAGTTGATGCAGCACTGTGATGATAAGGAACACCAAACAATGCTGGATAACTAGTAGGACTAGTAATACCAGCAGTGACTACCTTATCACCAGCAACTACACCAGCAATGATAGGACTCAAAGTAACAGTCTTGTTTTCGACATCCCAACCAGTAATCGTAGCAGAACCACGATTAGTAGTTAAGTTTACATCGAAAACCTGAACTGTCTGACCATAGCGCATTAAACGTGCGCCAAAGTCATTCTCCATTAACAGCACATTTTCAGTAGCAGTAGGGGTATCAGTATCAACAGTTCCGATAACTCCACTACCGTCCTGCATCATCTGAGCATCAAGCTGACGCCTAAGCTCAAGTAATGCACCTGCCGTTAATTTACGAACAGCAGAAGTGATAGCTTTACGGTCGCCATTAGTGGACCAATCAGTGAGCTTGGTATATTCAATATTCTCACTAGCGAATACTGAATTTAATACCGCTTTATCCCACGTAGGACCACCACCACGACCTAAATCTCCACCATCTGCATCGAAATACTGGAAAGAACCACCCGGACGAAGTTCTAACGGAACTCGCATCTGGCGATTGCTGATTTTCTCAACATCTCGCTTTTCGATGTTCGCGTAAAACTTATCGTCCCGCTCAAATGCAACTCGAATCTTAGGGAGAACTTTCTCCAATTCGAGAGCATTTACTTGGGATTCAGTAACTGCCATTAGTTTGCTCTCCGATGAGTTAATCGTTCATTAAAAAATCTCTAGTGGACACGCTACGAGGAATATTACGTGCCCGCTCTCTATCACTTTTTCCACTCATCGAAGGGGTGGTGGATTTCCCAGGTTTAGTTGGACCAGTCTTTTCTGGTCTAGTTACTTCTTTATCTACTCTAACACGAGAGCCTAAAGCAGTCTTACGCCCCTTTTCAATAGCTGGAAGCAATAGCTGCTTTGCTTTAGACATCACCGCGCTTTGAATCTTACGCTTAGAATCATCACTAAAATCATTACTAACTGCTTGCTGCCAGAGTTGAGTAAGAATTTTTTGAAATCTCTTATCTCCGGCCATCTGTTCTTTTACATCAGTTAATACGTCCCCAACAGCTTTATTCTTGACATATTCAGTCATAGAATTTCGTGGGTCAATATTCCTCTCGATAGTTGCTTTGATTGAATTGTTAACCCTTGTTCCAACTTCATCCCGCGCAGTTGTAAATTGTCTCTGAAGAAATTGCCTTTCTTTTTCAGAGATTTCTTCTGCACGTGGGTCTTTTTGAATTGGTTTATGTAATGGCCTATGTTCCTCATAAGGTCTAGCCCCAAAGAGAAACTGATGCATTAAATGTGCAGCTGCTTTTAATGATTCATTACCCTGAGTATTTCCAGCTTCAACCATCATTTCAATAATTCGTTTAGAAATACCTGAATAAATATGCATTCCAACAGCGGGGTCTATATTTTCAATATCATTAAGGATAGTATCAGCAACTTTATGGAAAGCATTCTTATTATGTTCTGCTAAAGCACCAAGAATACCTTTTAAATCACCTGATTCTAATTCCCCCTCAAATTTATCCCAAGTATCAGCTTTTCCAACAGCAGCTTCTGCTTCTTTAATAGTCGGAAAAATTTCTGTATATCTTTGCTCTCTATAATACGCATGTTCAAGGTAAGGAAATTCCTTGAATAAATTCGGATATTTCGTAAGAATTTCCTTACGCCGAACGGGTGTAACTAGAGCTTCAAGTTTATCTTCATCTGGTTCAGCTAAATCTTCCTCAAGTTCATCTTCTAACGTTTTTTCATCATCTTCACCTTCTTTTTCAGTATCTTCAGTTTCATCTTCATCTCTTGCTTCGTCGTCTTCTTTTTCATCTTTTTTTACTTTCTCTGGTTTTAAATCTAATACTTCTGGTTCTTCTTCAGGAGTTTCCTCATCATCTTTAAGAAAATCTTCTAATCCCTGTTGAGTAAATGCCTTATCATCTACAATTACAGCTTTTCCACCACCTGTAGTATCTTCAGGAGCAAATAATAAATTAATGAACTTGAACATCACCATCTCCAGTTATGGGTGCTTCTTTGTCTTGCTGATTTGGCTTCTCAGGAGGTGGAGCACCATCACCACCAGGAGGCAACGGAGGCATAGTAGCCATTTGCATTTCCATTTGTTTTTGTGCTTCTTCCATCATTTTCATTTGAATCTGGTCTTTATGAGCACGTGCATGTAATATCACATTCTCATATCCTGCTGGAGCTTCAGCTTTAGCTTGTCTACCGGCTTCAGAATTAATCCACTTAATACAAATCTCTAATTCAACTTGGTCATTATCAAAATATTCTACCGGAACAGAAGGAGTAGGAATAGGTTCTGGCGGTGGCAATCCTGCCATTTGTGCATCTTCAACAGCAAACATATCAGGCGGTTGCTCAATAGGTTCACTCTGAAGTAACATCTTAATTTCATCGTATTGCTTATCCCTAGAATCTTGTCCAGGAATACGTAAATCAGGAATTCCCATTGCCTCATAAAGTAATGGAGAATTCTCAGGGTCCATCAAAATTTGCTGAATTACAGGATTCTGATTCTGTAACATTTGCATAATTACATCTTTAGATTGAGCAAATGTAATAGGCAGATTTTCATTAGCTTCTAATTCAATCTGTCCAATCTTACCTTCTAATTCAGACCGATGAATTACAACATTAATGAAATTACCTGATGAATCTCTTTCAACATACTTTTCTTTATCAACAATACATTCAATATAAGCAGGAATTACTTTTCCAAATACCTGCTTCCACCACATTGTATACATTTTCCAAGTATTCTGAAGTCTCTGTAGAGCCTGTGCGCGGCTCATTGAATACTGAGAAGCTGTTTTACTTCCTTGAATATCTCCACCAAATAATGATGGCAGAGCACCAGATACAGTCTGACCTAAAGACTGAATTTGATTAGCAAATGGTAATACTTCTTGAGAAAGAGTTGCAGTTCTAACTTCATAGAAAGCATCTCCCATAGATTTTCCAGACTTAGGAGTTGCAGGATAAATTGCACCGGGAGAAGTTTCCTGCTGACCATATTCATTGAAATTTAATACTGCTGGGTCTGCAAATGTTTGTGGAATCCCATGCTCAATTGTTTGCAAAGTTAAAGAAATGATATCATTTGTAATCTCTTGGACTGATGTTAACAACATGCCCAGAGGGTCAAAATAGATATAATCAGATAAGGGGTTACGGGTAATGGTCCACATGTCATCGAGGTTTTCATTGCAATACTCCGCAATCTCAGTATCAACAAAGATGACCTTAGCACCATTAGGAAATTTCTTCTTTAAAAATTTTACATCTTCTTCATCTGGTAAGGACTGAAAAGCGCATGGACGTAACCAAACATGACGTTCAGTTACAAGATTAATAGGAGTTTCACCTTGATATTGTGGGCTTAATCTAGCCCATCTCTCATATGGTTCACTTGAATTATTTTCACCTGGCTGAATGCAATCACGAATATTTGGATATTTTTCACGAGCTTCAGCATAATGAGTTTCAAATGACCAAAATAAATATGGAGTATCTTTAGGTTGACGTGCATAATTGGCAACCTTTACATAAAGGCCACCAAAAACTTGAATACTTACACGCGATTTTGGTTGAGAAGTAGTTCCAACAATACGTGAAACAATTAATTTCTTCTGTTGAAGTTGTGGCTGCATGGTCATCATGCAGTTTGGACAGAGTTCCTCACCATCTTGAAAATATTCCTGAGTAGGAACATCTTCATCACCTGGATTAAATTGATGTTCTAATTCTTCAGAAATTACTACATCAGACAATTGCTGACCACATGCATCACAAATAGAATATTCATGAAGTTCTTCTATATTTTCATATTTAGGTTCTTTAATTTCTCCATATTCTTCAGATTCCTTAGTGCAAGTATATGCGGCAGTCATTCCCTCAGTGCAATAAATAAATAGTGCTTGAAGCCAAAGAAGATTAACATCATTATGACGATATACTAATTTAGCAATTTTATCTCCTGCTTTTGCAGTGAGATTATCAAGAGTATTATCTGCATCATCAGGAAAGCACTTTATTGCTGGAACAGTGACGGACAGAGCTGCAATAATAGACTCAAGATAAGCGCGGAATACGTTAACAGGCTTATC